CGGGCGCACGGCGCACATCATGGAGTTCCCGATGACGGAACTGGACGGTGCAGACCTTGTGGATGCCGCCGACCTCTACGGCGAGGAGATGCCAACCCCGAGCGAATTCCTGTCTGCGCGACAGCGGAACGGAAAGCCGCTCGGCGCGGATGAGATTTTCCGCGAGACATGGCTATGGCTCAAGGAGCGCGGCTGTGAGCGGCTTGTGAATCCACGGCTCATTGAAAGCTACGCGCAGGCATTTGCCCGTTTCATCCAATGCGAGGAGGCAATGAGTCAATACGGGCTCATCGGCAAGCATCCGACCACCGGAGGGGCAATAGCAAGCCCCTTCGTCCAGATGGGACAGGCATTCCAGAAGCAGTCCAATTTGCTCTGGTATGAGATATTTGACATCGTAAAGCAGAACTGCACCACCACGTTTAGCGGTTCGCCGCAGGAGGATCGGATGGAGCGGCTGCTGCGTTCGAGAAAGTAAGGAGGGAAGTCATTTGAACAAAACAACATCGGAGATGAAGCTCGTTCCGATCAGTAAACTCGTTCCGTATGCCAATAACGCACGAACACATTCGCCCGAGCAGATCAACAAGCTGCGCGGCAGTCTGCGGGAGTTCGGATTCGTCAGTCCCGTCATTATCGACAAGGACTATGGAATCCTCGCAGGACACGGGCGCGTTATGGCTGCGCGGGCAGAGGGGATGGAGAGCGTTCCGTGCGTATTTGTCGATCATCTGACGGAGGCACAGAAGAAGGCATACATCCTTGCGGACAACCGTTTCGCGCTTGACGCAGGATGGGATGAAGATATGCTGCGCGTCGAGATGGAAGCCTTGCAGGGTATGGACTTTGACATCTCACTCACGGGCTTTGACGAAGCGGAGATTACCGACCTGCTCTCACTGGATGATGGTGAAGCGCAGGAAGATGACTTTGATGTGGAGGCAGAACTGGAAAAGCCGTGTGTCGCCCAGTCAGGCGATGTCTGGCATCTTGGCAAGCACCGTGTCATCTGCGGAGATTCCACTCTACCGGAGACATACGAGCGTTTGCTTGGCGGCGAGAAGGTCAATCTTGTCTGCACGGACCCGCCGTATTTTGTGGCACTGGAAAGCACGTCGGGGAAAATCAAGAATGACGATCTGAATGACAAGGATGCCTACGAGTTACTTAAATCCGCCTTTACCGCCTTCCACTCGGCAATGGCGACGGACGCTTCCATCTATGTATTCTACGCAACAGCAAAAGCCCGCATCTTTCATGACGCCTATGAAGATGCGGGCTTTAAAGTTGGCGCAGGTCTAGTGTGGAAGAAAGACCGCCTCGTCCTCACACGGACGGATTGGAAGTACATCCACGAGCCGATTATCTGGGGATGGAGGAAGGACGGACGGCACAGGTGGTACGGCGATCAGAAGCAGACCACTGTCTTTGCATTTGACCGTATCAAGGACTCGAAGAAGGACGGATGCGGACATCCGTCCTCGAAGCCCGTGCCGCTTATCGCATATCTCATCAAGCAGTGTACGCAGACGAACGGCATCGTACTCGACGGCTTCCTCGGCTCGGCTTCGACGCTGATTGCCTGTGAGCAGTTGAACCGTATCTGCTACGGCGTGGAGCTTGAGCCGAAATTCGTGGATGTGGCGGTCGAACGGTACATCCAGAGCAGAGAAAGGAATGCCGAAGATGTGTTTTTGGAACGTGATGGTGAGCGCATTCCGTATGCGGATGTGCTAAAGGAGGAAGCATAATGCGTGTGTTTTTGAATCCGGGTCATGCACCGGATGGCAATCCCGACCCCGGCGCGTGCGGGTATGGGCTGCGGGAATGCGACGTTGCAAAGAATGTCGCTGACCTTGTGGCGGGGTATCTCGCTGCCGCAGGTGTCGAGGTGGTCGGCTGTCTGCAATCTGATAGCCTCCATGAAGTAGTCTCGGCTTCCAACAACAGCGATGCGGACGTATTCATCTCCATCCACTGCAACGCCTGTAACGGCGCGGCAAACGGAACGGAGGTCTGGCACTTCTACGGAAGCGGCGCAGGGGAGACCTTGGCAAGCTGCATTCAGAACCAGATTGTCACGTCATTGGGGACTACAGATCGCGGCACAAAGGGGGCAAAGCCCGGTGTCAACGGGCTGTACGTTCTAAGCAACACGGATGCGGTCGCCGTACTCGTGGAGCTTGCATTTATCGACCATGAGGGCGATGCAGAGCTTCTTGGGACGCAGCAGGATGAATTTGCCCGTGCCATTGCGCGTGGGGTAACGGACTATGAAGGAGAGTGTTGAAGATGAAACTGGAACACATTCAAAACGAACTGAAGAATCATGTGGGGGATTTTGTACGGACGGAAGCGAAGGAAGCAACTGTTCTCTGGATGCACGAGAAGGGACTCCCGGCGGCGCGTGAGGTGTCTGCCGCCTATACTGCGGCGCTGAAGGAGAGTGCCGAGAAGGAGACGGGATGGTGCAGATTCCGTGACCGCATCTTCCTACCGCTCGTCATCGACGGCGCGATCTGGATGACGGGCAAGATGCTCGAGCGCATGACTTCCCCTCATTCTGTGAAATGATGACGCTTGGCAGTCTGTTTGACGGGAGCGGGGGCTTTACACTTGGGGCAGTTCTTACGGGGATAGAACCGAAGTGGGCATCGGAGGTTGAGCCGTTCCCGATTCGCGTTACCACGAAGCGGCTTCCCTCCGTCAAGCATCTTGGAGACATCCATCGGATTCATGGCGATGAGATCGAGCCTGTGGACATCATCACCTTCGGATCGCCCTGCACGAATCTCAGCATCGCAGGACGGAGGGAAGGGCTGCATGGGCAGGAGTCCATATTGTTCTTTGAGGCAATTCGTATCGTGTGGGAAATGAGGTGTGCAACACATGGAAAATATCCGAGATTCATCGTCTGGGAGAATGTTGCGGGCGCGTTCTCGAGTTCCGGGGGACGGGACTTCCAATCCGTCCTTACGGAGATCGTCCACCTCAAAGAGCCGGAAGCACCCGAGGTGCCTTTGCCTCAAAAGGGTGGATGGGCGTATGCCGACATTCTTCTGGGAGACGGATGGAGCATTGCTTACCGCCTCATGGACGCACAGGGCTGGGGAGTTCCACAGCGTCGGCGCAGAATCTACCTTGTCGCAGATTTTGGAGGATCAAGTGCCGGAGAGATACTATTTGACACCGAAAGCATGCGTCGGGATCTTGCGCCGTGCTTCGCTGCGTGGCAAGGCATTGCCCGAGAGTTTACGGATGGCACTGGAACGCCAAGCGGGCGGATAAGTGCAGGTTTCTGTACCGAGCATTCTGCACAGAGCCGCAGCATCGGCTATGCGGAGGAGAAGTCTCCGACGCTGCGTGCCGAAACCGTTCCCGCCGTATTCGAGTCACACGGCTCGGATGCGCGGTACAACGGTCCTCTGGAAATCTGTCCGACCGTGCTTCGCCATTACGGCACGGGCGGGAATAATCAGCCGCTTGTATTGAAGGACGTACAGGCATACGGCATCTCCTCGTTCCAGTCCAATGCCATGAAATCAAGCAATCCGCACTCCGGGATATATGAAACCGAGACGGCGCGGACGATTGATCAGAGCGGTGGGAATCCCTCATGTTGTCAGGGCGGTGTTGCCGTTGTCTCCATCCAAGGCTCGATGATCGGGCGGCAGGAGAAGAACGGCCCGCAGGGAAGCGGTATCGCAGAGAATGTGAGTTTTACGCTCAACACTGCCGACCGTCATGCGGTCTATGCCATGACCACGGGCTGCCACTCTCATTTTGCAAAGGAGAAATGCCCGACGCTCATGGCACGGGATTATAAAGACCCGATGGTCGTGAATCAGCCCGTCTATGCCGTCCGCAGACTGACACCGACCGAGTGCGGACGCTTGCAGGGCTTTCCCGACGGATGGTGCGCGGGACTTGGGACGGATGAACCGAGCGAGGAAGAAATGTCATTCTGGCGTGAGGTCTTTGAGACGCACCGAAAGATCACGGGCGGCAAGAAGCCCAAGACCAATGCTCAGATTCGCAGATGGCTCAAGAATCCACATTCGGATGCAGCAGAGTACAAGATGTGGGGGAACGGTGTCGCACTTCCCTGTGTATTCTACGTCCTTACAGGAATAACACACTTCGAACATTCGGTGTATACAACAGAATCCGCTTGCTAATTACTCCGACCAGAGGCATGTATGTAATGACCAAAGTACATGAAGGGGGTAATCACCATGAAGGTCAATTACAACATCCAAAAGGAAGAGCGCAAGGCGATGGTCGCGGCGGTCGGCAAGGCAGTCAGCGAAAAGCCCGTCTACTGCGCCGCACCGAGCTTTTCCTACAAGGTCGGCGCATTTGAGATCACGAAGGACGGCAGCCTTTGCTTCGACGATGGGGCTGACGAAGCGACGGTGGCGCGTGTGCGGACGGCACTGCGCGAGGCGGGCTTTACGTCCGAGGATGGGGAAAACGAGCCCTCCTGCGCGGACACGGCGCAGAACGATTCCACCCCGACGGAAACGGCAGATGCAGAAGCTGACTCCTCCGAGGACAGCCTTTCCATCAGCCTCCCGCGCAGTCTCTTCACGGAGACCGCACTGAACAATCTGGATGCACTCCTTCTGAGTAAGGGGCGGCTCATTCGCCATGCCTTTGGCATCCGAGAAGCGACCTACACGCTAGAGGGCGACCGCATCACCTTTGCATGGCTGCACGGGACGATCACCGACGAGACGGCAAAGGCGTATGCCGAGTTCATCAGCAAGCTCTGCCTGATGGCGCGGACACAGAAGCGCGTCACGGCGAAGGAGAAGATCGTGGACAACGAGAGATACGCATTCCGCTGCTTCCTCCTGCGTCTTGGCATGATCGGAAATGCCTACAAAGAGTCGCGCAAGATTCTCCTGCAGAATCTCACGGGCAGCAGCGCATTCAAGAGCGGACATCGGAAAGGAGATGAGCGTTATGCATTTTCCGAGTAGGGAGCAGATCGCTGTACTTCAGCGGCAGTACCCACGCGGGACAAAGGTGGAACTCCTCGGCATGGACGATCCGCAAGCCCCACCGACAGGAACGATGGGCGAGGTCATGGGCGTTGATGACGCGGGGCAGATTCTCGTTCGATGGGAGACAGGATCGTCACTGAGTCTGATCCCCGGTGTGGACTCCTTCCGCATCGCAGAGAAAGGCGGTCAGTCATGAACGAGAAGGTTTTCGCACAGATCATGGACATCCGCGACTCCGGGCGGGTGAATATGTTCGACATTCCCGCTGTTCAGAGGATGGCATTTAAGATGGAATTCTACGAACTCATCTGCTTCATCGAGAGAGATCGTGCGGCGTATGTACGCTTTATCCTCACGGGTGAAAAATAGCCGATAGGTTCGGCGATTCAGCACAGCCTTTCGGGGCTGTGTTTCTCTCGAAAAATAAGTGTGGTTTATCCGAAATATGACTTGCTATATTCCTCGTTTAGAGTGATATATACACATGGAAAAGGGAACAACCTACACACAGAAAGCGAGGAACACAAAATGAAGAACGCAGAAGCAAGATGGCCGAAGACCACCACGATGGAGCACCTCGATGAGTTGCGGTTTGGGACGAGCGGCGCGATCCTGCGCTACGGCGAGCAGATCCTTGTCGTCGGGATGGAATGCTGGGGATTCCACGCAGCCGTCTACGAGATGGTCGAAACGCCGGAGGAGACAGGCTTCGCGGACATCGAATGCCGCCTGAACCTCGTTGAAGCCGCCACGGAGCTTTTCGAGGACGGCGGGCACGCGATGGCTTGGTGCATGAAGCGCATCTAAGCTGCTCCAAGAGGCAAAACAGCCCTTCGGGGCTGCTTCTCGTTTCTGTGTTTTTGAGTCGCTGACAGCGGCTTTTTTTGATGGGGGTGATTGCTTGCGGAAACTGACGGACTACAAGCCGACAAAGTTTATGGCAGAGAACGCGCATTATGACAAAGCCGCTGCGGACTACGCTGTGGGATTCATCGAGTGCCTATGCCATACGAAGGGGACGTGGGCAGGAAAGCCCTTTGGACTCATCGACTGGCAGGAACGCATTATCCGAGACATTTTCGGAATTTTGAAGCCGAATGGGTATCGCCAGTTCAACACGGCGTATGTTGAGATTCCCAAGAAACAGGGAAAACAGCTTGCTCTTGACACGAAAATCCCCACACCGAGCGGATTTACCACAATGGGTGACATTCGCGTAGGAGATACCGTTTTTGATGAAAATGGACAGCCCTGCCGTGTTGTCGCCAAGAGCGATGTGGATGATACGGAGCAAGCCTATCGGCTGACCTTCCGCGACGGTTCTTCCATCGTGGCAGGAGAGCGGCATCTCTGGAATGTGGATTACATCATCGGCGAGCCGCGATCCGTCCTTTGGACAACGGGTGAAATCTATAGCCGAACGATGAGGTACAGAGAAAAATATCGGGATAACGGAAAGGAGGCACGGCGCTCCATCATCCGAATCCCTGCGGCAAAGACGCTGCAGATCGAGGAAAGAAACCTGCCCGTTGCTCGCTCCTGTTTTCATTATTTGGCAGACATTGTGCCGCTCTCAGAGAGAGTCCCCATGCAGTGCATTCAGGTGGACAGTGCCAGTCATTGCTATCTTGTAGGGGAGTCCTTCATTCCAACCCACAACAGTGAACTCGCTGCCGCCGTTGCACTGCTTCTTTGCTGCGGCGATGGCGAGGAACGCGCCGAGGTGTATGGCTGCGCTGCCGACCGTCAACAGGCGAGCATCGTGTTCGAGGTCGCAGCCGACATGGTGCGTATGTGTCCCGCACTCAGCAAGCGAGTGAAGATTCTCGCCTCCCAGAAGCGCATGGTGTATCTGCCGACGAACAGCTTCTACCAAGTCTTATCTGCAGAGGCATACTCGAAGCATGGGTTCAATATTCACGGCGTTGTGTTCGACGAACTCCACACGCAGCCGAACCGCAAGCTCTTTGACGTTATGACAAAAGGCTCGGGCGATGCGCGTATGCAGCCGCTCTACTTCCTCATTACCACAGCGGGGACGGATACGCAGTCCATCTGTTACGAGACGCACCAGAAAGCGAAAGATATTCTGGAAGGGCGAAAGATTGATCCGACCTTCTATCCCGTGATCTACGGAGCGAAGGAGGATGAGGACTGGACAGACCCGGAGGTCTGGAAGCGGTCGAATCCGTCCCTCGGTATCACGGTCGGCATCGACAAGGTACAGGCGGCTTGCGATTCGGCACGGCAGAATCCCGCCGAGGAGAACAGCTTCCGACAGCTTCGTCTGAATCAATGGGTGAAGCAGTCCGTACGGTGGATGCCGATGGACAAGTGGGATGCGTGTGCCGCTCCTGTTGACGCTGAGTCCTTGGATGGTCGTGTCTGCTACGGCGGTCTTGACCTTTCCTCGACGATGGACATTACGGCATTTGTCCTCGTGTTCCCTCCGACGGAGGAAGATGAGCCGTTTGCCGTGCTTCCGTACTTCTGGATTCCCGAGGAGAATATCGACCTGCGTGTGCGGCGCGATCACGTTCCGTATGACGTGTGGAAGAAGCAGGGCTTTCTTATGACCACAGAGGGGAATGTGGTTCACTACGGATTCATCGAGGCGTTCATTGAGAAACTGGGCGAGAAATACAACATCCGAGAGATTGCCTTTGACCGATGGGGCGCAGTGCAGATGGTGCAGAACCTCGAAGGAATGGGCTTCACCGTCGTCCCTTTCGGGCAGGGCTTCAAGGATATGAGTCCGCCGACGAAGGAGCTAATGAAGCTGACCTTGGAAAAGAAAATAGCGCACGGCGGGCATCCCGTCCTGCGCTGGATGGCAGACAACATCTTCATTCGCACCGATCCTGCGGGCAACATCAAGGCGGACAAGGAGAAGTCCACGGAGAGAATCGACGGTGTAATTGCGCTCATCATGGCACTGGATCGTGCGATCCGCTGTGGGAATGATACGTCGGAATCGGTGTACGAGAGTCGCGGCATATGGGCATTTTAGGGCGATTGTATACGCACATATGGCCTTGCTATTTCTGTGATAGTACGGGAATATACACATACCGAAAGGGAAAACCGAAGAACCAAGAAACGGAGGAAAAGAAAATGAACAAGCAGGAAATCGCCAAGATCATCGAGAGCAAGGCTGCCGAGTACGGACTCAAGATGCAGGAAAACACGATGGGCTGGGTAAACGAGAGCAACCACGACAGCTACATCCGCATCGAGGTTCGCAAAGAGAGGGATTGTGACAAGACGGATTGGGAAGCCCGCAAGGTTTTCTGGGACATCAAAGCCAACGCCGGCATTTGCCAGATGGGCGGAAATCCAACGCCGGAGGAACTTTTGAAAGCCGCCGACGAGATTGCGCGGGGGGCAAGATTCACAGCCGCAATCAACAGCATGGAGCTTTCCTGCATCGAAAACTTCTAAACCGAAATGAGGGAGCGCCGCTCGGAAGGGCGGCGCTTCTGCTATCATCTTTTGAAATGGAGGTTTCCATGAACCTATTCAGCAAACTCTTCCGTTCGCGGGACAAGCCCAAGAATCATCTTGGCGGCTTGTCCTTTTTGTTTGGGCAGACGGCGGCGGGCAAGGCGGTCAACGAACGGACGGCAATGCAGACAACGGCGGTCTATGCCTGTGTGCGTATTCTCGCCGAATCCATCGCGGGACTGCCGCTTCACGTCTACATCTACAAAGGACAGGGCAAGGAGCGCGTGCCGGAGCATCCGTTGTACTTCCTGCTCCATGATGCGCCGAATCCCGAGATGACCTCCTTTATATTTCGCGAAACAATGATGAGTCACCTTCTTCTGTGGGGGAATGCTTACGCACAAATTTTGCGGGATGGCAGGGGGCGTGTTCTCGGACTTTATCCTCTGCTCCCAGACAAGATGGAGGTCAGCCGTGACAGCCGCACGGGGGAACTCTACTACACCTATACGCGAAGCACGGAGGAGAATCCGAATTTTGCGGACAAGGGGCAGATTCGTCTGCGCCCTGAGGATGTGCTTCACATTCCGGGACTCGGCTTCGATGGTCTGGTTGGCTACAGTCCAATCGCTATGGCAAAGAACGCCATCGGGATCGCGCTTGCAACGGAGGAATACGGTGCGGCATTCTTCAAGAACGGAGCGCGTCCGGGTGGCGTACTCGAACATCCGGGTGTCCTCAAAGACCCGTCGAAGCTCCGTGAGAGTTGGCACGCCGTTTACGGCGGCACGATGAACACGGGCAGGATTGCTGTTCTTGAGGAAGGTGTAAAGTATCAGCAGATTGCCATTCCA